TAGTAAAGATGCACCACGTGGTGTTACCTCTGAAAAAGGGATTTGAGGTAGACCACATAAATGGAGACAGTCTCGACAACAGGAGGAAGAACCTTCGATTAGTTACAAGGACACAAAACAGTGTCAATAAACGCACACAAAGAAACTCGACGAGTGGCTTTAAGGGTGTGAACAGGCATCAGGGGAAGTGGAGAGCATATATCTGCAAAGATAAAAAGCAGATACACTTAGGCGTTTTCGATAGAAAGGAGGATGCCGCACAAGCATATGATGATGCCGCAGGTAGGTTATTTGGTGAGTATGCGTGTCTAAATCTCGTATGATAGCGGGTATCTTCCACGAAGGGTCGGGACTAGGTAATCAACTCCACCGCTACGTTGCTACCCGTGTACTCGCACTGGATAAGGGGTATGAGTGGGGGATGATATTTGCAGACAGGTTTAAGGGTGAAGAGTTTATGCCGCTCGACAAAGGAAAGGAGACCTTCGAGTTTCTGCATAAGTTCGAGGAGAAGAAAGTCGTAGAAAACGGCATAGACATTAGGCCGTATGACCCCGAGATTAACTTCGTACAAGATAACACAATAATAGACGGGGAGTTCCAAGATGAAAAATATTTCAAACACCGCCTAAACAATGTCCGCGATTGGCTAAGGGTGGAACCCTTACAGATGCCTGATGACCTGTGCATCATTGGCTTCAGGGGTGGAGAGTATAAGCACTTCCCCGACCTATTCTTGCCCGCCTCATACTGGGCGCGTGCTATGGCTATGATGAGAGAGAAGTACCCTGGAATAAGGTTCGAGGTACACACCGACGACCCTGTTACCGCGAAGGACTTCTTCGGAGTGGAATGTATACACGACATAGGGCTCAACTGGCGTTCGATACGCTACGCAAAGCATCTTATCATAGCTAACAGTAGCTTCTTTATATTCCCAGCACTGCTAAATGAAGACGTGAAGGAAATTATTGCACCACGATATTGGGCTAGACACAATGTGGGGATATGGGCCCTACCGCAGAATTATTATGGTAGATTTACTTATATATGAAATACATACTTATAGCACTTGCGTTTCTGCTCCCCTTCACTGCATCAGCGACACAACTTACAGTAGACCAAGCTAAATCACTCATAGGTGTAGTTCAGTCATCCACCAGTACACCAGCCAGTGCCTTCACCGGACTTATAACCGCATTCTCAAACATTACCCAGCCACAGGCAGAATCACTCATCGCGGTCGTACAAGGTTCCCCTCAGTCACCAGCAGATGCCTTTGTAAACCTACTCTTGGCTTTTACGGTAGACCAAGTAGCCTCTACTACCCCTGTAGTAACTCCTGCACCGACACCCGCTCCGACACCAGTTATGACACCTGTCAGAGCCCCTGCATCCCCTGTAGTTCAAATAGTTGCGCCCACCCTTACCATAACCCCCACACCCACATACGGCGACCAAACATTTTCAGCGGGGATGGAAAAAGTACTTTTAGGTGAGGCAACGTTTACCGCTGGAGAGAGTGAGGACGTAACGATAAATGGAATAGCTATAGCACTCCCCAGTGCATACCCGAAATACATTACAAACTTATACTTAACATACCCTAATCGTGCACCAGTGGCGTGTAACGAGGGCTGTAGTATTGGAGATGGATACTATCCTGTAAACATTGTGGTGCCAGGTGGAGGTAGTGTGATTGTGTATATATGGGGTAACACAATGCCTACAGACCATGGGTATGGTGCTGGAGGTATACAAGCATTGACTATAACCGGAGAAACAAACGCAAACGGCAACAGTACAGGACTTCATGTCAATATAACTCCAACCCAACTTCAGCGGATGAGTATAAATTAGAATGGAACGGGTACCGATAAAGAAGGGGCAGATATGGCTAAACAAGCGTGTCCCTAACCATCGGCTACTCATTACTGGAGTGAAGGGCGGAAAGTTCTTAGCTAAGGTGCTGACGGATAAGCCGGATGTATATGCTGGCTCGCACAGAATGGCCACAAATACCTTGTACTCAAAGTACTCACTTGTATGAAAGCCGTACTTGTAAACTACAATTTTTCACCAGACTGGCTTAAACAGTCAAACTTTGACTACACCATCTTTGACCGTTCTGACTCTAAAGAATACCTCAAGGACTTCCCGCAAGAGCGTATCGTATACACCGAGAACATTGGTAACGTCGATAGGGATAAACTGGCGTATCTTATAGATAACTACGACACACTTCCAGACATATTCCTATGGGGAAAAACTAACCTGTTCAAGTTTATAACCAAGGAAGAGTTCGATGCGTTACCCAAGACAGACTTCACTCCACTGCTCACACAAGGCCACAAGACATACGGAGATAGGAATGGCCCCGTGTGCTTCTACAAGGACGATATGTACCACGAAAGAAACGATAGCTGGTACTTGCACGAGCACGCACCCAACTACGTTCATTCGTGGGGGGAATGGGCGAAGGTACACTTTTTACCTAACCCTCCGTACATACCATTCGCACCAGGTGGAAACTATATCCTTACACGAGAGAGAGTACACCGGTACGGTATAGACACCTACCAGAAAATGTTCGATATGCTCGGCTATACACAATTACCAGGGGAGGCTCACCTATGTGAGCGTTCATATTACCTACTATGGGCTTAGTCTATGACGCGTTCACATATAATGGGGAGAAAGAAATTTTAGATATCCGCCTAAACATACTAAATCGTCACGTAGACAAGTTCGTTATCGTGGAAGCCAAGACCACCTTCACAGGACAGCCCAAGCCATTATATTTCAGTCAGCAGGAGTTTCTATTTAAGAAGTGGTGGAACAAGATAGAGTATTATATTATCGACGAGAATTACACGGGGGCAGAAATACGCTTGGCCGAAAAATCTCCAAATACCCAAGGCGCGGAACATTGGAAACGGGAGTTTCTCCAGAAGGAAAAAATTTTATGTGCGCTTAAACACTGCAACTTGTCAGACAATGACACGGTGTACGTGGGGGACGTAGACGAGATATGGGAGCCGATACACTCATTCGAGCCGGTAAAACTCAAGCTCAAAGTGTACGCGTACTACCTCAACAACCGCTCAAGCGAAGAGTTTTGGGGTACTCTGGTAGCGCGGTACGGCATGATAAAGGGTCAGTGTCTTAATCACATGCGCTCGGACACCTCGATACGCACTCTAGGGTACTACGGCCATCACTTCACGAGCATTGGCGGCCTCTCTGAAGTACAGCGCAAACTCGACGCTAGCTATACTAGCGAGTCATACAATACCAAGAGCGTGCGGGATAATCTCCCCACACGCGTTTCTCTTGGTATAGACTATCTAGGTCGAGACTTCACCTTCACTCGTGATGAGTCAGAATGGCCGGATTACTTGGTGAAGCATCGCTCGAAGTATCAGCACCTCCTCCTCTAGGTCTCCCCCCCTTCTTGCCGTTCTTACGTGATGCGGCGGCCTTCTTTTCACTCTTGATACTGCCTAGCACTCGTGCGGCCTCGGATTCGTTCATACAGCTATCAGTATCACGAGCACCAAGAATACAAAAGCGGCGGCGATAAGAGCGGTAGCTATCTCATACAACACCCTCATACGCACGATTTATCACGGGTACAGGCTCCTTATGATTGTATGCTACGTGCGCACTCAATCGCTTCACGCGCTTCCCGCATATCGGGCACGACACCTTGTGCGTGTACTTGCGCTTTTCTTGTACAATCGCCTTACGTTCCGCTAGCACCACACGCGCCTTCTTGATATTGCTATCATCGAGCGCAAGTAGCTTTCTAGCATCTCTCACGCTCTCCGCTGTAGCGGTCAGCGCACCATCTCTCATTTCTAACTTCATATAGTGTAATTACCTTATAACGAGGCTTGCGCCCCATTGTGCCCGCGATATGTCCACGGGCACTAGGGATGCGCTAGGCGATGCCTAGCAAGGTGTTGGTGTAGTATGCTATCTCCTCCTCAATGGCCTCTAACTCAATTTCAAGCTCTAACTGCTCGTCAGTCTCTCCGCACTGCTTTGCGATAGCGATACTCTGTAGCAACTCCTCACGCTGTAGCGATAGCTCGCGCAAGTCATTCTCATCGTCATACCCGCTCAAGGTCTCGCCTATGCTCTTCGGTATGTACTCCTCCTCATCCTTGTCATAGGCATAGTGATACCCCGCGGCGTACGTGGTAGCGGTGTAGTACACGGGCATCTCAAGCGGTACGGTGGCAGTACCCTCGTTGTCGAGGCGGTGACACACGTTGTCAGGGATGCGTATACCACCCTCGCTCGCTATCACGAGCGCACCACCTGTGCTTATGGTCAGGGGATTGCCTCCATTCGTGCCGTAATACACGGCCTCCAGCTTCTTGCTCGCTCGCTCGACCTGCATCACGATATAGGCGATACTCCCGCGCGCTCGCACGGCCTCCTGCAACCCTTCAAGCGTTCTAGCAAGTTCTATAGCTAACGCCTCGCTATCGTTGTACTGCACCTCTCCGTTATACAGCTTGCCGCGAGCGGTCTTATATTGCGTCAGGATGTCAGTGGTATATTTATACCCCTGCTTCACGTGTTGCACGCGTAGCTCGTCAGGATTCGATATAACTCCATTGTGCACCACGTAGTAACTGTGCTTCAACTCCTTGTGCTCCACCAGTATCGGATGCGCGGCATCAGGTACGTTGATGGTACTCGTGGGAAACCTGTGGTGAAACAGTATCTCGCTCGCGTTGCACTCCGCTAGGCCTTTGCGTACTCCCGCTTCGCTTTGATACCTCTTGTGCTCGCTCACGCGCCCGCCTTCGATAGACACATATCCAAAACCCTCCGTGCCTCTGTCCTCTTGCTTTGAGTACCGTTTGAGCACAGTCTTTTTCGCGGGCTTGCCGTCAGCGCGGCGCACGTAGACTATCCCACACATGGCTCGGTCTCGTTTACGCTCTCGCTGTTATCCTTCGCGGTACTTGAGAAAAGCACTTGTCGCTCGGTGAAGTATGCCCGTGCTCGCTCTGGTAGCTGTAGCAGGTCATACATATATGCCGTCTTTTCCTCAAGACTAGGCATAGACTGTGCGCGGAGCGCATCGTCGCGCACTCGCCTATCGCACGCGGTGTCTACGATAGCTTGATGCAAAGCTGTCCATTCAAGTATCTTGCGAGCATTCGTCGTGCCGCTATGGTAGCGGATTTCAATATGCCCGTCCTTCAATAGCGAATGGATATTTACCCCTGCATAACGGCTCGAATCGTATTTCTGTGTCTTGCGATACTGCACCTTCGCCTTCGAGTCGCTGTACCATAGCCGCTCTAGCTGGTCTATATTCTTGCACTCCTGTACGTCCTTCGCGTTGTAATCGGTACGGAGTAGGCGGCAGTAGGAATTGCGGCGGCGGCTTGGCGGTAGGAACGATAAGATAACCTCCTCAAAAGAAAGGTAAAATACCCACAAGTCAATCAGGTTGTCAGGCGTGCGCTTGTCGTTAGTAGGTATGAGTCCTCTACCATCCAAATGTATATGTAGGCCTGTAGAACGGTCAGTGGTCATGCCCGCATCGTTTATCACGGCGCATACGGCCTCTAGCGATTCTTGTCCCTGTTTACCCGCAAGCTTCGGTGTCTGAAACTCCACACCATCGCTATTCAAGCTACCATCGCTCGATATGCCGTACTCCTTCGGGATGCTATCGGCCACGCTGTGAACGTTGTTCTCGTGGTCATAGCACTCTATCTCGGCAGAAAAGAGACGCGTGCTTGTGATGATGCTTCCCGCCTCTACGCTCTGGAATTGCGGCAAGTCAGCACTACACCAGTCTCTCTCTGGTATGCCATCCTCCTCCTCTCGATTCTCATAGCAGGAACGGCATAGCATAGTGTGTCCGCAAAAATCGTAGGCATCGTCATTGTGTATATGCTCGTCGCACTCCTCACAATGAGTCGTGTTATCTCGCACACACGCGTGACACCACATGTCACCATTGAACGATTCGATGGTGTCAGCACCCACCACGTCTCCACACGCCTCGCACGTAATAAACTGCTCGCTGTAGCAGTCCTCGCAATAGGTATGCCCGTTGTGTACTTGGCTTTCGCCCTCGCCTAGCACCTTCTCGCACGAGTAGCACTTCACTTCGGTGTCAGTCATACTCAATCAAGTTATTTTGTGCGGCTGTCCGCATATGCATACAATACTCCTAGCGTTAGGTTATGTATAGATTGTATCAGAAATGGCTTGCTGTATAACTTTATTGTGTTATAGTTATATAGCGTATACACCATATAACAGGTATATATTGTGCGCACCAATTATATGAGTGGTATTGCTTTGCATACATATATAGGGTACATTTACGCTATGAAGCACTTGCCTGATATAACGATAGACACCGTGCCGCATAAGAAGCAACGTTACGACACGGCAGGTGATTATTTCAAGAAAGGCGGGAAGGTAAATATCAGAGTATCGAAGACCTGTGCCGACCACGAGTTCCTTATTGCGATGCACGAGCTAGTGGAGTGGTACTTGATAGACAGAGCGGGTATACCTATCGAGGCCATAGACGCATTCGACTTCAAATGGAATGGTGAAGGCGAGCCGGGCGATGATATAAAGGCTCCCTATCACACGCAACACCAGTTCGCTACATTCGTGGAGATGATGCTAGCCAATAAGCTAGGCATCAACTGGGATAAGTACATAGAACACACTAGTCATATATAGATAAGAATCACATGAAGTACGTACGCACCAAGAAGAATATCATCAAGATTACTACCAACGCGGGACACCACACCAAGACGGGAGTAAAAGCTAGCGAAGTAAAGAGCGCGGGGAGATTCAAGATAACAAAGGGAGGGAAGGTTAAAACATACTCAAAGTCATTCGGATTCGAGAAGTGGCCGCAGAGAGGAGATGCGAGACTTATTAAAAGAAGTATTGACGGGAAGTAGATTCAACACCAGAATGAACAGCAGGTGGATTCAATTATGCGCACAGGATAGACTATGGCGCGAAAAGAGGGAGAAGAGAGAAAGTAAACCAAGTGTAAAGAAGTTCAGAGGACTCATGAAGAGACACTCCGAGTGGATGAAGGAGAGGGGTGTACAAGGATTCAATAGGGCGTAAGATTACACCATAGAAGTTGATCGAGTAGTCAAGTGGTGGGAGACAATGTTTTATAGTTTAACTTTAAGATACTATGGCGCGATATGGTAGCAATCATAAGGGGGGGCGACCAAAGGGACTCGCTACAATCGCTCACGAGGCGAGTAAAGCGCGGATTGCAGAGCTCGTCGTCGAGAACATAGACCCGATAGCAAACGCGCTCATACGGGCGGCAAAGGGAGTGAGGCCGATGGAGGGAGAAATGAGACCCGATGTATTCGCCGCCAAAGAGTTGTTTGAGCGTGCGTTCGGTAAGGTAACTGACAAGTTACAGATACAGGAAGTGAAGAAGCTACTCTCATTCGAGGACTAACACACCGTGGAAGCGCAAGTGGAGACAGTCAAGTGGAGTGAGCTAGTGAAGTTCTTCCCACGGCAGAAAGAAGCACTCGAAGCGACCAAGCGTTTCAAGTACGTGCTTTATGGCGGCTCGGTAGGAAGCGGCAAGTCTTATTTTCTTAGGTGGGCACTCGTCTACTGGCTGTGCAAGTACTACGATAAGTACAACCTCAAAGGCGTGCGTGTAGGCCTATTCTGCGAGGACTATCCCGCACTGAACGATAGACACCTGTCTAAGATAAAAACAGAGTTCCCCTCTTGGCTTGGCACGTACAACTCGCAGAACCACGAGTTTACCCTTGCACCAGAGTATGGAAGTGGTGTGCTAGCGTTCCGCAACCTCGATGACCCGTCACGGTATCTCTCCGTGGAGTTCGCCATTATCGCTATAGACGAAATCAACCGCAACGAGAAGCCGACCTTTGACCTGTTGCGCACCCGCCTACGCTGGCCGGGTATCACCGATACCAAGCTGATAGGAGCCTGTAACCCTATCGGCGCACCATGGGTGAAGAATTACTGGATTAAGCGACTATTCCCTACAGAGGAGCGTGAGCCGCAAGAGTTCTACTTCGTGAAAGCCTTGCCGACCGATAACCCGCACCTCGATGTAACGTACTTCGATTCTCTCTTATCGCTACCAGATGTGGAGCGTAAAGCATACCTAGAAGGCGACTGGGACGCGCTAGACGAGCGTATGGACAGGGATGGATGGATTCGCCTACTAACCGACTCAGAGCTCTCTAACGCCCGTTTAGGGGCATCAGGCGGGCATTCAGGATATAACATACTCGGAGTAGACCCTGCCGCTGGTGGCGATAACTCGTGTATCGTGCTCAAGTCTCTCACGGCTCAAGAGATTCTCTTCAACCAGAAGCTCAACGATGTCATGGACTTATGTGGTGTGGTAGCCGACCTGTACAGGAAGCACAACGTCTCGATGATAGTGGTGGATAAGACCGGACTAGGTGAAGGTGTCCTCGCTCGACTGAAGCAGATGGGACTCGAAGTGACGGGTGTATCGTTCGGAGGAGTAGCTGGTGAGATGTTCCAGAACCAAAAAGCAGAGCTCTACTGGAAGCAGAGAGGATGGATACTAGCTGGTGGGAAGCTCATTAGTAACGCTGGATGGAATGAGTTCGAGATAATCAAGTACAAGAACACCGACAGGAAGATAGTGATACAGCCTAAAGAGCACCTGTTTCGTATCGGCCTACCCTCGCCTAACTGTGTAGACGCCGCTGTATTGACACAATACGTATCAGACTCGACAATCAAATCATCCAAATTAGTCCGACAGCGCGGCACTGTCTGGTACGATAAAACTATTGAAATATGGAGGGGACGATAAACCAAACGATAGACCAGAATTACAACGACATTTCTAAGGTAGAGACCGAGCAAGTTCCTATTATAGACCCCGGGGTGGGTGATGCTATTGTGTTGCGTAACTTCTTTTTCAAGGCCATCCCTGTACCTAAGGGAACCCCCCGACCTACCAAAGCTCAACTCTTCGGGCAGTTTCAAAACATGATATTCACTCAACTCTGGGCGGATGGTCTTCGGCCTATCGAGGAAAGGAAGGTGGAAATTCACACCAAAGCTGAGCTAAAGTCTCTCTCTAAGACTCTCTGGGCTGAGTGCATCAAGAGTGGTGCAGACTTTGTCATCATGGTGATGGCGGCTCCTCGTAAGGGAGTGAGACTGGATGAACGGCCTCTGAAGCTTAACCAGCGCATGACATGAACGAGAAACCCGATGTGCTACCCCTTGAAACACGGGAAATATGGTCAAAGTACGATGAGTCTTTTGAGTTCCTGCAATCGAAGAAGCGTCGTCAGGTGTCACAGCTTGTCCTTCTAAATAATCTTCAGAGAGGGGATGAGAACATTGCCTCCACACTCCTCCTCACCCTGTTTAACCGTATTTTATCCAACCTGTACGACGACAAGATGCAGGTGAAGTTCATTCCTGGGGAGGAGCTAGACCAGAAAAAGGTAACTACCCTCAACATTCTGGCTCAGAATGACTACCGCGAGATGGATAAAGCCAAGCTCGATTACGACTGGGCGTGGGATACTCTATTCTTCGGGAGAGGGTATATGGAGACGATGAGGTTTGATACAAAGCGGAAGATTCTCCAACCCCATGTGATAAATCCTTTGGTGTTTGGGTATGACCCCTTCTTTGAAGCATCAAAGGATTGGAGATACTACTGGAAATGGATAACGAAGAGTAAGTGGGAAATCGAAGGACTCATAAAGTCTGGGATGATTACGGGTATTAAGTCATCTAAAGAACTCCCTTCAGGCATAGACCCCTTCCTCTGGGATTATAAGATTCGCCGTGAACAGGCAAGAATGGCCACTCCTCAGGCCTCTGACACTAATTCAGGTGATGTGTATCAAATCCTGGAGTACTTCGGCTACGACGACAAGGGTGAAAAGTGTGTGTACTGGATAGATAAGAACTTTAGTAAGGTTCTGTATAAGGAAACCCTTGATTTAAGGGACGCTGAGGATGGTACGAGTAAGTGGCCGATAATTGTAAAGGAAGCCTTCCGTGAACCACACAGTTCCGTTGTGTTTTCTGTGGCTGACATCCTCGAAGATAAGCACCGTGCTCGTTCTGTCCTCTTGAACCTTGCCTTCATAGCGGCGAAGGACAAAGCAAATCCTTTGTATCAGTACGTTCCTGACCAGGTGAAGGACGTAACTCAGCTGTTCTCACGGCAGATAAACCAGCATATTCCCGTGAGCGATACAAGCAACTCAATCGCTCCCCTCAACACACAAGACCCTCTTCCTCCTGGACTCTCTGCTTTCATGCAGATGCTCTCCCAGGAAGCCAACGACCCTGTGGGGACGGGTATGGCTCTCTCTCCTACCAAGAAAAAGGGCTCTGCCACAGAAACGGCCATCCAACAACAACTTAACGACCTTGCCCAGAGTCTTCAGTCTAAGGTGATGCAGTTCGGTGAGAAGGATTTCTGGATTGACTGGTACCAGAGATACAAGAGATACACTAAAGCCGGTGACGAAAAGATAGCTACCATCGTCGGAGTGAAGGGTATGACCTTCGAGAAGATAGATTTAGGGGATATTCAGACTAAATATCCACCAGGCGTGATGATTTTCTCTGCTAAGGAAGCGGAGTACAAGGAACTTGTCCTTAGAAGGGACTTGATGCAGGTAGCACCACTCATTGCGGAGGCTGTGGGCCCTGAAGGCATGAAGAACTTCTACAAGTACACCTTCCTACCGAAGTTCCTTTCAGACCCGCAAACCATTGACCTCATTATTCCAAAGACTATTGACGAGATAAAAGCTGAAGGCGAGAATGATGTCATCAACGATAACTCGTTGCCGCAGGTTGCAGAGACCGATGAGCACACGCAGCACCTCGCTGTTCATTACATGGCCAAGAATACGTGGGCGAAATGGGTGCACATCGAGTGGCACCAGGAACTTCTGGCTCAAAAGAAACAACAGGAGATGCAACAAGCTCAGCAACAGGCGCAAGGGCAACAGGATGGGGGAGGGGATAAGAAACCAGAGGTAGGTAAGGCGAAGAAAGACCCACAGGAAGCCGCAGCACCATTGAAACAAGAATTAACACCTAAGGGAAAGAAATAAAATGAAAAAGTCTAAGAAGAATCCAGGTAAACAGTTCCCTGCTCCGAGAGGAGAGGAGACACCGAAGCCTCAAAAGAAGCTAAAAAAGGCGGTTATGGCGCACGTTCGACACGCTAACTTCTCCTAATATGAGCCAATACGCACGAGAACTTCCAGTAGACAAGAACAACAACGCCTACCTTACAGGTATCCCCAACTTCGTAGCTAACCAGTCGTGGGCTAGTGTGTTTACCGTCTCCTCAACAGTAGGACTTTCCGACAGAACCACAGTTGTCCAGATTTCTACCGTTGGTCAGCCGGTGAACTTCAAGTGGGGAGCTGGCCCCGTCACGGGAACGTCCTTTGATGGGACAGTTATGGCTAATACCTCACAGGTATACGTTGTACCTCAAAGTGTATTCGGTCGTCCCACCAGTGTTATGGGCGCAAATGGTCAGAACGGTCTCTATAACTCGATTTCCCTGATTTCTCTCGGCACAGTAACGGCAGGGAGTGTGTTTGGGTGCGAGTTTTAACAGTTAATAATAACCACAATGAAAAAAAAGATTGTCGCTTATCAGACCAAAACGAAAGGAAAGACTCCTGATTCACTGAAGAGAGTGAAGAGTATGGGTAAGGCACGGAAAGCAGGTAAGGGCACGGGCACGGGCATGAAGGCAAAGCGAATGGGGTAGATATGAGAACCCCCATTCCACAGCCGACAAGAAAGTCTCTTGAGGGCGAAATGAAGGTAAATAAAGTGTTTGGAACACCGGATATTAAAGGGGCAATGAAGATGCCAGCGAAGAGAATGAGCAAAGCAGCAGTGGCGACTCGTAAGAAGAAGGCCGTCACGAACGCAGCGGGCAAACTTATGGGCGGGCTAAAGTAACATGGGGATATTTAACTTATTTAAAAGAAACACTATGGACGAAATTACAGAGACAGTTGATACTGCAGCAGAGACACCAGTAGAGGCGGTGGAAACTGTGGAGGAAACTCCGGCAGAGGTAGAAGGGGATATTCAGGTGAAGAATCTTTATCAGGCTAGCGAATAATATATGGCATTTGCATCACCCAGTGCTAGTTCAAGACCAATCGTATCAGTGCGTGATACGAACACCGTAGCTGCGACCTACACCTATCCGTTCACCATCCCCCAGGATGCTGACCAGATTGTTGCTAAAGTGTGGCTCGCGTCGGGTTGGAGTTCATCGGGCGCAGCGAACATTACCATCCAGACATCAGAGGATGGTGGAACGACGTGGCGCGATGTGTCTAACACCAATATCGGTGCTAACACCGTTGCAGCGAACGTAAACAACATAAATGCTCACTTTATTCCGATTGCGTGTGCAAACACCAACTCGGCTAAGGGGGCTACGGGCTATGTTGGTTCAGTCGCGGCGGCAAGTACGCTCGCAACCACCGTGGCAGCTTCGGCAGTCGGTATTACTACCGGCCTTCCGATGATGAGCACCACGGGGCAAGTTCGTATCTCGCTCGCGGCCACCGTATCAACCGGCGGCGTAAACGTGGACATCTTCGCCCCGACCACCCAGCTCCGCTAATGAACAATTCCCTATTAGCTGTCAAAAGCATCTTCGATAAGGAACCAGAGGTCGACAGAGAACCCAGTTTCCGTGAAAAAGAAGGCGAGTTGATGACTATACTGGGAGCGATTCAGAAGCTCCAGGAGACGAAGGAGTGGAGTACCTTGAAAGAGAAAGTGTTTGATGGGCTCACGAGTACCCTGAATAAGGAAATACTCAATGAAGCCAAGAAAGAGAACCCAGATACGCTGAAATTAGCCCGTTTAACGGGTCAGCTTAAATGGGCTGAAAAGTATTCTGACTTATCCAAGTTGGAAGGAGTTTTCAGACAAGAACTTACTCACATCAGAAAACTATTGTATGGCAAGACCAAAGAAAATCCTGGCTGACACGCAGCCCCCGACGGAGCGGGTACTGGCTCCTGAAACCGTTGCCTCGCAGAATGTTCCGGAGTCATCTATTCCCCCTGTGACCGTTGCGCCACAGATAGTAGAAGTGGAGAAGATTGTGTACGTACAAGTACCCACACCTCCCGCTGCTCCGAGAACTATGCGCGTAGAACGACAAGGAGCCCGAAGTGAACCGTATAGCCGTCGCTTTCCTCAGGTGCGCGGTGGTATATGCGAGTTCTGCGGAGTATTGGATGGGAACACTCCCTCTCAGTATCAGTACAAGTTGTGCCCTCATTATCGTGGTATGCAGCTCCGGTGCAGCTATTGCGCAGAGACTAAAGACCCCGATGAAGTGGTGTACCACGCGAACTTAAATATTGCGGAGCATCCCGACAACCCCAGTACGCTCATTGTGTGGTGTGATTCTTATGAGTGCTCTCGTGCTCACGAGTCGCGGTTTAAGAGGTCGGCAAACGCGTAAGAGGAGTCGCTGGACTCTCACGTGAATTAAAAACAGCAGTATCCTGGCGGGGTTTCGCCATCCCGCAAAGGTATAAATAAAATAAATAATATATGGCAGAACTTGATAATGTGCTCAATGAGCCTAACGAAAGTGAAGCTCGTATTAACCAGCTCTCTAAAAAGGTGAGTTTAACGGTTGAGGAACGCGACGCTGCGAAGGCCGCTCAAGAGGCCGCTGAAGCGAAAGTGGCAGAAACAACCCGTGAACGGGACTTCTACCAGGGATTCGCTGACGTAGTATCCACCAATCCAGCGGCTAAAGACCACAAGGATGAGATACTTGAGAAAGTAAAAGGTGGGTACAGCGTGGAAGATGCAACGATGGTGGTTCTTGGAAAGGCAGGGAAACTTGCTCAACAAGCAGCCCCAGCACCCCAGCAATTCCAGCAGCAGACAGGTGGCTCGGCACCGATTACTCCTCCAAGCAACGGAGTAACGAAGTCTCCAGGTGAAATGACTCAAGCTGAAAGGCGCGAGGCACTCCTTGAGGCAGAGCGTCGCGGAGACATCGCCCTCTCCTAATAAAAGAGCTTTAACCTATGGCCGTTACAGTACGTAATTCAGGGTGGGGCGGCGCGTCAGGGAACTCCTCTGAACTCCTCGTTGCTTACATCAACGACGAAATCAAGGTTCTCGAACCGCAGCTCCAGTACGCCAGACTTGGCGTAAGACGTGATGCCCCTAAGGGCTTTGACCGCATTCTGTTCCCTCAGACTAACCAGCTTCCGGTGAAAGTGAACGTCAACATGGGGCCTACTGTGGGTTCCATTACTTCTGGCGGTTCCGTCATTGGCGGTGGTGTCGGTGGTTCAGTGTTCGCAGGTTCAGGAACGCTTCTTCCTTCAGTGGGAGGTATTAGCGGCGGCGGTGACGGTAACGTGGTTAGCCCCGTGTCGTCATCGTTCGGCGTTGCGGCCATTACCGAAGGTACCAACCCTACCGCAGTTACGTGGGGTGCTACTTCATACGGTTCTGGCCCGTTCCAGTTTGGTATTATGGTTCAGGTTACCGACCTCCTCATGCACAACTCTGCTATCGAGGTCGTGGACGCTTGTACCATGCAGGTGAAGAACGCTCTTGCACGCCTTGTTGATACTGTCATTCAGACGGTAGCTAACTCTGGCTCAAACGGTGTCATTTACGCAGGTGGTAAGACCTCTCGTTCCACTCTTGGTTCGGGCGACCTTGCTACCCAGCAGGAAATGACGAAGGCATACCGCAACCTCGCTTCGAGCGCGGCGGCAGGTCTTAAGCCGTTCGAGGGTCGCTACTATGTAGCCGTTGTCCATCCGTTCGTTGAAGCCGACCTCATGTCTAACAGCAATGCAGGTTCCTTCATCGACGTAGGACGCTACTCATCGGTAGATGACCTCCGTGCCGGTGCGCTTGGTGACTTCCGTGGTATTCGGTATCTCCGTTCGGCTTACCAGACGGCCTTTAACTCAACGGTTACAGTCTTCCCAACGACAGTCTTGGGTGACCAGTCGTTCGGTTGGGGGTACTTCCAACAGCCAACGCCGATTCTCGTTACCACTCCTGATGCGTATAACCCGCTTAACCTCTACACCTCTATCGGTGGCAAGGTGACGCTCGGTGTTACTCGCTTCGAGGATATGGTCGCCGCACAGCGTATTGTGCGCGTCGAATCAGCCGCGTCAGCGTAGTCATAGATTGCCGCTCAACAAGTGGGCGGCAATACTATGGCTACCGTACTTAACGCAATCACATACGCCCGTCAGAAGGCTCAGACTGACTCTAATGGAATCACGGATACTCTCGGTATTGCGTGGGCCAATAACGGTCTCTTAGACATTACCCGTGACTTAATTGCACGGGGAGTGGACGCTGCTCAAACACAAGAGTCATACGCAACCCTCACTCCTACTGACGCACAGCCAGGAAGGTTTGCGTGGCCTTCTGATATGTTCGCTCTGAAGAGTATTGAAATAGACTACTCGGGTATAGGAGGACAGAACTACGTTCAGGGCGAGAAGATGGATATAGCTAATCTTCAGGGAAGCACTTCGTGGGACTTTGTACGGTTAAACCAACCTCAAAGCAGTCCTTTGTTCACAAATCACGGCGACACGGGTGAGGTATTCCCCACTCCCATAGGGAACACTCTGGTGCGAATCTACTACTACCTCACCCCCACGGAGTACACAACTACGGGAGATACCATCAACTATCCCCAGTCTCTCGACTACCGTGCTCTTGGGGATAAGATTCTTATAGGGTACTACCAGTCTCTTGAGAAGTTCGATGTCGCAGATAAGTGGGAGGCTCAGTATGGAAAGAAGCTCAATGACTCGGTGAATATATTAGGCCCGCAATCAAAGCAGCCTACAACCCCCAATTCTCTGGGTATAACGGGCTTTGAATATTAATATGCCGACTACCTGGAATAAAATAAATAAGGCGGCTGGAACGAGCTGGAATAAAATCACTAAAGCTACTACCTCCTCAGGTGCCGCGTCTAATATCGTTGCAGGAAACCCTATTGGCCTCCTCCTAGCCCTCACCTACGCCACGGGAAGCAATGTACCAGGCGGGTCAGGGTGGACTAAAGTAACAAAGGCTAGCGGAACATCGTGGACTAAGATAACCAAACCAACATGAGCGTACCAATAACACCAGGAACAGGAGCGTCGTCAGTAGCCGGAGAGGTAGTGAGTGGGCTTAACTACCAGCAAATCGAGGTCTACGGGGGAGGAGGAGCGAGTGTGCTCGCTATTAACCCCGATGGTTCGATAAGAGCATCTATCATAGGGACACCCTCATTCGTTCAGTCGGGAACAGTCATAACGTCAGTCTCTGGCACTATACTCACAGCATATGCTCCGGTGGCATCCTTTGTTTCGGGTGTAACATCGGTCATCACTTCCACCAGCCAAACATCCATTACAGGAACACCCGCAGGAGGTCAGCGCAATTATATAACACACGTACTAGCAACAAACGCAGCGGCAGTTGGTACTTTCGTGAACTTAATGGATGGCCCCAACGTCATATATTCGGGATATGCGGCAGCTAGTGGTGGTGGATTCTCAGCCACAATGCCGACACCGCTACGTCAGGCAAACCTCACAACGTCTCTCGACGTAAAGTCAACGGTACAGGCTAGTGTTGTGGTGGCAGTTAGCGGGTACACCGCGCCCTAACTAATTATTATGTACAGTCCCACCATCCTATCGCAAAGCATGAAAAAAGGTGCTCTTATGGTTATGGTGCAATATTCCAATGGAACTGATACGTTCATGGAAAATACCGACATAACGGGTGGCACACTGGAAACACTAAAGTATAAGGTTCAGCAAAGAATAAACGCATTAAACGCCAATGAAGTTTTAGTAATACCCATTGGTGCATTTGACCCAACACCAGCCGCTCCTGCACCCACGCCACAAGCAGATGTTGACTATGCCAATTTCTCACGTTGGCTTGAGATTACTACCGCAATAAACGCGGCTAAATCCCTCGGGTGGATTACTGGCGCAGAGCAGATGGTTATAGACGCAAAGAACAAGGTACTTGCTTTAGCTGGAGTCAACCTCCCACGGATGTTTACGTAATATGGCACTAGCACTCGACTCATCCGCAATAGCATCCTTCGCAGTAGGAACTACCCGAACGTGGTCGCATACCTGTACGGGGTCTAACCTAATACTTGTTGTTAGTTCTTATAACGCAACAGGATTAGACCACACTACGGGGGTGACGTACAACGGCGTTGCTATGACGAAGATTAACTCGATAGCAGGCACGCCCGCAATTATCTCAGCTGTCTCAATGTGGTACCTAGTCAATCCGGCAACTGGAGCGAATAACGTGGTGGTGACATCGAGTGCATCTGACAACCAAGCTGGAACGTCAGAATCATTTACGGGTGCAGCTCAATCAGGGCAGATGGACTCAAACGCGACGGGGAATAATTCACAACTGTCTGCTGGAACATTTACACTCCCTACCACCGTCGTAGCGTCTAACTGCTGGCTTGTTATGGGGGCTATTGGGGACTCAGCCACCCCGACAGCAGGTGGTGGTACCACCATCCGTCAATCGAGCGGTTCAGGATTTGCTACGGGTGACAGCAACGCCACTGTCTCAACGGGTTCACAGAGTCTTGCTTTTGCTGGGATGGGTGCAAATGCACGTGGAGTCATTGCCTCGATTGTCCCGTTTACATCAGGTGGGGCAACCGTACTACCATGGAAGGCTTTAATGGGCGTAGGAACATAATATGCCACCACAACAACAACCAAATGCAGTACAGACTAAGGTGATAGATAACTTCGGGGGGAGGCTTACCCGTGTCGTAAACGGCGACCTCAACTCGGGGATGGCGAAGTTCTCACAGTCGTGGGGGTACGACCCTTTTACCAAACCAGGAAACCTTACATGGCTTCCAGGAGTACAGAATGTTACGGGTAATACAACCGACCTTATACTGGCAGGAAAGTTGCGGTTTGAGACCGACTCAATTAACTATTTGTACGCGGTCGGCAACACAGGGAATCTCTATAAAATACAGCCTGCTTCAGAGACGAACATAAACCTGAACAACGCCAGTGTGATAGGTAAAATAACAAACAACAGTCCAACATTTAAGTACGGTGCTTCAATGGAAACGTATGGGTTGCCTACGGCGTCTACGCTTGGGCTTTACATTGGTTCTGATACACAAGTAAACTCGGTGCAGTTCGACGGTAGTGGAGACGCAAAGGTAGGAAGTGCTGGCTACATAGCGAATACATATCGTCCTCTTAAGAAGTTTGTAGGCAAACTCTATTTTGGTAACGGGAATACTGTCGGTGCAATAGACTCCACTGGCACCGTTACATCAAGTGTTATTGGTACTGGGCTGGGGAATCTATACAGTGAACTTGACCCGCCTCTTCCACCAGACAAGCGAGTACACGACATGTCCGTATCTATGGACGGTAACTATCTTATGATGGCTGCCTCAAGTATCGGGTACGAGCGTATAGCAGATGTAAACGACAATTTAATCACCTCAAACGTAGGAGAGGGGGAGGTAAATAGTTGGAATGGAGTCGATAAGACGATAACGGCAGCCAACTCAATGGGGAACTCTCCTGTGTCAGCCATAAAGGCATATCTTAATGCCAATATATTCTTTACAAACGACACTTTTGGCACCGCACTGAGTGATGGGATAAACAAGCTTTTGACGTTACCGAACAACAAACCACCCCTACCTAACGCAGTTGCAGTCAATGGAAACTTCATTACCTGGGCGTGTTCCGAACTAGACTCGTTTAACCGTCTCTGTGCTTCGGTGTACTACTTTGGCGCACTCGACCAGGACAATCCACCTGGACTTTATCGAATAACGCGTATCTTTGCCGCCAATGGAACGGCGGGGTTCATGTATCAAGTTCCGTTCAATACCGTCATTTCTGGAACCTCTAGAGTTACAAATACCACTGCCAGCAGTGTGATGTCAGCGTCATACGGCAAGCACTATTTATCAACACTGGAATTAACCAGTGGAGCGGGGGGCAATGTAAGTTCAGTTCTGGCACTTCAGCAGCTTACTATCAGTGGAGACACTACCTCAAACGTACAAGGAGGTACGTATGAGACCCAGACTCAACTGTTTGGTAAAAAGATAACGGTGAAACAGGTGCGAATATATACTGAACCTACGGTGGCTAATAGCGGCGTAAGCCTAAGTCTCATAGGGTCGGACGGAAATGCACTTACAAACGGTACGTTTAGCTACAGCTACACCGCAGGAACCGACTCAACCCTACTGCAAGGTTCTCTGGAGCGTATAGACTGGAACCCTGCATGTAAGGACACCTATGCTCTCGGAATCCAAATCTCGAATAATGGCAATGCAAACATGACTATAAAGAAGATTGAGATTGACTACGTGCAGAGCGGTAAATGATATGAACAACACTGACAAAGAGGAAGTAAAGAAACTGGCTCGGGAAGTTCTGAGGGGTGACTATAGTAAGCGCATCGGTGCTTCACCCACCGACTCCCTTCAACTGACAAACCGTAAGTACGTAAACCTCAACGGCACAACCATAAATCGTCCCAAGTCTTCAGTAATTGCCGTTATAGGTCAGCAGTACTTCGATACGACTATCGGAAGACCGGTGTTTTTTAATGGAACCCGATGGGTAGACGGGGCGGGCTCTATCTCATAATATAAAAATATGGCAGCTATCACCGATGGAGTAGTGACACAAAACGCAGGGACATCCGCTCCCGCAGACTTCAGTCCGTTGACTGGGAATGATACGACCGCCAGGATACCCGACACGAAAGCACCAGCTTCAACAACACCCACAGACGGTTCAACACCACCATCTACTTCACTACAACCTGGAGCACAAGGTCAGGATGTGCAGAAACTCCAAGATTACCTCGTACATACGGGCTATTTAACCGCAGACCAAATGGGAACGGGGCCAGGGATATACGGTCCACAGACCACCGCTGCTGTCGCGAAGATGCAAAAAGACCTCGGCGTACAGGCGGGAGGTAACGCGGGCTACTACGGCCCTAAAACACAAGCCGCTCTTTCTTCTAAGTACCAGAATCTATTCGGTTCTTTGAAGAACACAGAAGCCCCCAACAGCCAAGGCGCGGCCAGTGACCAGATTCAGACCGCAGCCAATGCACAGAATCAGCAGTCCACTGACCCGATGTACAACGCTATGTCTGGGTCTATTGACCCTATAATGCAGTCTCTTGCTCAGATTGCTCAGAACATAAACAACCCCTCCTTAACCGCCATTTCTCTTCAGCAGGAGTTTGCAGACCTTCAGCAGAGGTACAATCTGCCAGCAATGGACGCGCAGCGGATGAACATGCAGAACATTATGAATGGCACAGAAGATGACATACGTGCCGAGGTAACTAAAGCTGGGGGTGGGGCTACAGAATCCCAGATTATGGGGATGACTGCGGCAAGGAACAAGGTCATCATGAAGCAGTACAACGCCCTCGATACTCAGTATCAGTCAGCACTTAACCAGGTGAATAACCTGATGAACTACGCCACTACCGACCAGTCCACCGCCCTTCAGCGTCAAACGGCTACGGCAGGTGTTCTGAGTAACCTTGCCTCCTATGAGTCCCAGAGACAGCAGATGGGTATGACCATGCAACAGCACGCGACTGATAACCTGAACAAGATTGTCACTAACGTGGGGTATCAGGGCTTGGCGGCTCAGGCACAGGGTAATCCTAAGATACTCGGGTACTATGAGAACCTACTTGGTCTTTCCCCAGGTTCTTTGTCTGACCAGTCAGCTCTTGCAGGTCTTGAGACTTATAGACAACAGACCATTGCTCAAGGCCAACAGAAGATAAATATTAGTGTGGGCGGCGGTACGGGAGGGGGTGGCAGTGCTGGTGGTGCTCCATCAGCGGCAACAATGGCGCAAGTGGACTACTACACCAAGACAGGCAATCTACCATCATTCGGGTATGGTACGGCTGGTCAGATAGCAAGAAGTGCTTTTTGGAACGCTGTTGCTGGTACCGGAGGGGATACCGTATCTAATGCGGCTACGAATAAGGCGCAGCGTGCCGCTATGACCACGGCTCTCCGTACTCAAACCACCCAATACACCGCAAACCAGACTTCCATCGCTACACTGGATAAACAACTAGCTCTTGCACAGAGTCTAAGCGACCAGGTGGATAGAACAGGCTCTCCTCTTGTCAATAAATACCTTCTTGCAACCAAGTCTGGTGTGTTCGGCGACCCCGATACTGCCGCGCTGAATAACATCGTTAAAACTGCTGCGTATGAGTTCGCTAAAATTCTCTCAGGGTCGTCTGCTTCTATAGCTGGGGCCACTGTTTCCTCCGCAGAGGACGCAAAGTCACTCCTCAACACCGCAATGTCTAAGGGGCAGTTCACCACAGTACTTGGTTATATGAAACAGGAGGCAAACTACCGTCTCACTTCACAGAAAGACACTATTGACGGTATCAACACCGACCTTAAGAACATCGGGAAGGACACCACACAACCACAAGGAAGTATGAGTGACAGTGCCTACGTCGAATCCACACTCACCAGTCAAGGCATAAAGTATGCCGACGTCATCGGTGGAGCTAAGGGAAACGAAATTCCAGCCATAGACCGCAGTACCGGCGCAGTGATGTATCTTCAACCGAATGAGTTTAATAGCGCAACCTACATACAGCTATGAGAGCCTTTGAACCACAACCCACAGGACGGCCCTATACCGCACTTGCTCCTGAACAAGCCAGCGCAGCTCTCGGGCACTCCACAGGTCTATACGACAGCTTTATGGGAGGTCTTAAAGACTTTTCTACAGGTGTAGCTCAGTCGGAAATAAGCACTATAGGAAACATCGGTACAGGTATTGAGAAAGGACTTGATACTGTGGCGAATATGATACCTGGAGTTCACGCCGATACAGCGGGTAAATCGGCTGTGAGTTCAGACAATCCTGCCCTTCAGCCCCAAAACACAATGCAGACAGTGGGTAAGGTGGCAGGTGATATAGGGCAGTTCTTTATTCCAGGCGGTGCGGAGAAGGCCGCTGTAACTAAAGGAGCCGAATACGCTGCAAAGGTACCTGAACTTCTCGGTATGGCAGGTAAGGGAGCTAAAGCACTTGAGACGGGTCTAAATCTAGCCACCAAAGGTGTCGTCACAGGTCTATCAACAGGAGCGGTCACCGCTGCACAGACTGGTAATGTAAATGACGCTGTGGGAGCTGCTAAATGGGGCGCAGGTGCAGGAGTGTTAATGGGAACACTTGAGAAAATAGCCCCCGCTATATCAAAGGCATTGAACAAGGCAGACTTTAAGTTGACACCGATGCAAGAGTATAAGACGCAGAAGGTTGCTGAGAAGGCCGCGGACTTCATTACGAAAAATAAGATTACAGGTGGCACTATAAATGCAGACGAAACGAAGTTCAAGAAGCTGGAAGTCATAACCCAGAACTTCGAGAACATTCTTCAAGCATCTCTCCCTAAGGAGTTTGCTGTACCTAAGAATCAAATCATCAGTGGAATAAACGAGAGTGTCGAGTCCCTTAGGACAAGTGACCCAGGCGTATACGAACAGGCTCGTGCTAAGGCAAATGAGGCAATACGTCTTCTTACTCAACAACCAACAGCTGACCAATTCACTAAGGGCGGTGCTATTGGTATCAAAGACGCACTTCAGGGTAAGCGTTCGTGGGGTCAAGTAGCGTTCAGAATGAAGCAGAAAGGTAAAATAGACCCTGAAGTAGCAAGTGAGGGGGCTTACGCAGTCGAACAGGCGTACCAGAAGGCGATTGAAGGTACTCTCGAAAGGACAAATACTGCTATTAAGATTCCCCCAGCGATGCAAAAGTTCTTCGATGGAGCTAAGGAAGTAACCCTACCGCAGTTTAATGCGGTATACAGTTCAGCTATTGGGGCACGAAATCTCACGGGTATAGCTCGATATAAGGGGGATACAGGTCTGTTTGGACGTATGTTCGGTCTGTGGGTAGGTAAAACGGTTGGACACGCCGCTACAGGAGGAATGGGTGGTGAACTTGTCGGTGCTGCAATTGGTGAGTCCGCTTCGACACGGCTCCCTGGGTACCTACGTGGCGCAAGTGAGACAGTACTCGCACAAGACCCTACCGCGGTTACTGGCGGTGCGAAAATAATTCAGGGTCTTGATAATCAAAGTCAGCCTGACCAGAATCAGTAAATGATATGTCCTTCGTATCCCACGAGATAAACCAGATGACTCCGATAGCAATCAGTAGGGTTATAATCATACCTACAGTATACCTCTATGGACGATGAAAATCAGATTAAGACGTGGATAACTCTTGACTTCGGTGGGGAGGGTGGTTCTATCGCCTACCATCTTAAACAGGAGGGTGAGAAGTCTATTTTCGGTAAGGTACAGGATAAATCTGAAACCAAAGCCCCCGATGATGAGGAACCTGATGAGAAGAAAGAACGTCTAGCACAGTACGATGGGATGGTTGATAAATACCCTGCTCGTAAGCTGATAAACGCCCTCAAAAAAATTAAAAACAAGGACGAATACTTCATATTCTGTGCCTTCAATAACATGTGGCCGTTCGCTGAAGAACTACTGGCCGCTGGATTTAAGCAGGGCATGTTCCCTCTTAAGAAGGACTTTGACTTCGAGAAAGGTCGGGAGGACGCGATGAACTTCGTAGAAGAACACTACCCCGATATTAAGATTATTCCCCACCAGAAGGTCGCTACCGTCGAGGAAGCACGAAAGATAGTGGAGGAGTCAGATGTACCTTTGGTTATTCAATCTGAAGGCGATTTCGTGTCAACCATCGTGGGTTCTGATGACGTGGAGCAGAGTAAGGAGCTTATACTGGCTGCACTGGACGAGCATGAGAAGGAATACGCCAAGGGTGAGATACTTCTAAAGGAGAAGCTGGTACAACCTGTGGAAATAACCCCCCAAATAGTCTTTTACAACGGTGAACCTGTCTTTACCGACGTGGACATTGAGACAAAGAACATCGGGGACGGGGAGAATAACGGCAATCAGGTTGGCTGTGGGTCTAACCTCATCATCCGCACTGAACTGGATGATGAAATAAACCGCATAGCCTTCCCCCCAAAGGTGTATGAAATGGCCAAAGAACATACCGGTATCTTCGTGTGGGATATAAGCATCTATTTCACCGATACTGGTATGTACTTTGGTGAGTTCTGCTCTAACCGGTTTGGCTATGACGCCATATACACCGAGATGGCTATGGCGGGGGGCGCAGGGAACTACTTTAAGGCCATTGTAAACGGCGAAAACCCCCTTAAGAAGACCTTTGGAGTGGGTGTACGGGCGTTTAACCTCAAGAAGTCAAAGGAACAGGAAATGGACATGGAGAAGTGGGAGAATGTGTGGGTGTATTCAGTGAAGGATAAGGATGGAAAGACCGTCTCTACTAACGATTCCTGGGACTTGGCGGTACTTACAGGAGCCGCTGACACCATAGAGGAGGCTGTGGACGAGGCGTACGACAATATGTCTGACTACATGTTCAAAGAGAAGTACTACCGGTCACAAAGAGACTTCCTAGCAGACTTCCCCACGTCAATCATCCACCGACTTAACGCAATGAACGGTATCTACTTCAGTGTCCCCGACCTTAAAGAAAAGGAGGTTGCGTATGAAGAGAAGCTGGCTAAGGTTGAGAAGGGGTACAAGGATAAGGTAGAGGGCTTCAAGAAGCAGCTTAAAGACCTGATGTATGGCACTAACACTTGACCAGTATAAGAAGGCTAAAAAGCTTCTATTCGAGATTGACCCATCGGAGCGTGAGACCTTTGAGGAGAACTTAGAACTACTGAAGGGGCCTCCTGGGCCTCCTGGTGTCGGTAAGGATGGTTATACCCCTATAAAAGGGGTTGATTATGACGATGGAAAGGATGGTAAGACTCCTACGAAGGAGGAGATACTTGCTGTCGTAAAACCACTCATCCCCGCACCTATAAAGGGTGATAAGGGCGACCCAGGTAAGGACGCCGACATTAAAGACCTACTGCCCGAGGTAAAGAAAATACGGGCTGAGCTTCTCACCATTATGCCAAAAGGTGGCGGGAGTATGCCTATCGTGGATAGAACGATAACAGGAAGAAACATACTTACGTACAACAGTGATGGCACACTCGCATCGCTCAGTAATCCAGCGGGAAGTAAGACTATTGTATGGTCTGGTGGGCTGGTATCTTCTGTTATAGGAACAGGGGCATACAAATCGAGAAGCTTTACGTGGCCGAGTGGAATACTCTCCGAATTTAATGTAAAAAACTAATATGGCATGGGCATACGCAGCAGGGGTAATAACCCAAACAGGAACGAACACAGACCTCACAGGATTAACGGGGCTGACTGGTGTTACCACCACAACAGGTGGTGCGAAGACCATGTACCTTATAAGTTCGGCTCGTATCTACGTACAAGGAACTTTGTCATGGAATCCTGATACGGAGTGTATTGTCTTCGATAACAACGCTACCTACCCTCACCTTTACTGCGACGGGGTAGGACAAATAACAATCGGAACGAGGCAGACCACGGGGAGTTATACCTACCCACAATTTGGCTCAAATATTGCCATTCTTGCTCTTGAAAAATCATCAAGTGCTATATCTGGTACAGCTAACGGTATTGAGATTGCTTTCAGTGGTAAACTAATACACAACTCTGGGTGTATAGATATGGCTGCGTCATGCGTTGTTCAATCAACAGCTTCTACTTGTGAGTTCTACAGCGATATTATTCTCAGAGATACAACCGTTCAGAGAGCACGTTTTCGCCTATATGGTGCTAATCTTGCCACCTTCGGCACAACGGCTCGTATCTTTGGAAATGGTATTGAGTGTGCCTATTCTACAGGTTCTGGCGGTATCTCTAATGTAACCATAATACAGCCAACAGTATTCGGTCTCCACTCAACAGCAGGGTCTACTTCCCTCGCCTCTCCTGCGGTGTTTACTGCTGTGAATATTATTCCTGGTACAGCAAGTACTCTCTATCCATATAACAACACAACGTGGGCAGCATACGATTTCCTAAGTGGTGGGAATACCACATTTAATGCTGGTGGAATGACAACCACGAGATATACGCTTGTCCGTATATACGCCACCTTAAACGTCACGCTCACCATAAGTGGGGTGGCAAAGTCTGGGGTAAAAGTCTTTGCAAAAGATGTCAATAATGGAACTCGTGCTTCATATACTTGTGTTACAGGTGCAGGCCTTGAGACGTATGATGAAACACCAGATATTACCTATAACGTAACTACCAATGGTAGTGGATTGTCTCAAATGGTTGTTTTGCTTGTTAATAAAAGAAAAACCGACACAGGTGGAGTAATTGAGGATTGGCGTACAACAGCAATAGGTACTAACGTATTAAACTTCTATATGAAGGCGTATGACACGAAGCCAAACACAACGGCACCAGACCTCTCAGCTCAGGGAGCAAAGTCAATTACTGTGCCTATTGAAACTGATAGCTCCCCAACCCTTTCCTATGCCGCAGCAGGGGCACTTGCTTCTATCTCAACGCTCGATGACCTATATGACGCTTCTAAATACTGGGCGGTGCAGGATGCAAACCTCTACTACCCATCTGGTACCACTCTCCCGATTACCGCAGGGGGTGCAAACCTAGACCTTGGAAACCGTAATCTAGTTATCGATTCAGGTGCGGCAGCGGCGTTTGCAATAAACACGGGGACAAATACAATCACTATTAAATGCACTACGCTTCTTGCAGGTACTAAGTTTTCGACAATTACCACCACAGGGACTATTTCCTATGCAGGTTCTGGAGCAACAAATATAACGTACACCGACTCGACAGGTGTGCGACCGATTATTGCTCTTACAGGGCTTACAGCAAACTCCCGTGTTCAACTTTACGATACAACATCTTCTACCGAGATTTACAACGCAGTAGTGGCGGCAACTTCACTAAACTTCCGTGCTACATGGACAACTAATCACACTATTCGCTACCGCATAGCGTATGTCAGCGGGGTTACAGCAAAGACCTTCGTAGAAGGTACTGGAACTCTCACCTCTACAGGCATGCCGGTCACCGTCGTACAAACAGCTGATGCTACGTATAACTCAAATGCTATCGACGGAAGTACAGTGACGGGCATCACCATCACACCCTCACCGGCGCGAGTCAAAATCAACATTGCTGGGGGAACGGTATCGTGGAAGAGCATCTATGCCTATCAGTGTTACTGGCTCTCTGGTGCTGTCGGTATCGCTGACGAGGCCGCGTTTATTACTGCACCTGATACAGCCAACTACATACTCACAGGATTCAGTATTCGCAATGACTCTGCAACCGCTCTTACTCTAACCGCAGGGTGGGGTAAAGACTCGGTGACGAATACCATCGCAGGGTGTATAGACGTGGCTGGCTCAATAGGAAATATCTATGCCGAGCCTGACCACATTATCCCTGGTTCCGACTTGTCGGCTATTCAGAGAAATACCAATTTAATCCCTGCACTGCTATGACCGCAAGCGACAAAGACATAGAGATAGTAGTGCGGAGAGTAACCGAAGCACTCTCGGAACAGATAACCAACTCCCACATGGCGACCGCTAAGGTCTCATCAAACCTTTTAGGGGATATGAAGACTAAGCTGGAGCAGCACATTATTCAGCACGAAACTGACACAAAGGAAATAAATCGAAAACTTGATGCTCTCGATGACGTGCTCCCCATCATCGAGGCATATCGAGGAGGCAAGATATTCGGCAACGCCCTAAAGTGGCTTGCTGGTATCGGGACAGCTTATTTGCTAATGAGGGGAATACTCTCAGGAAAACTATGAAACTCACACCACCGTTTCCTCTCTCGACAATCTCACAGGGCTTTGGTGCGAACGCGGTATCAGCCTACTCTAATATGGGGTTAAAAGGGCACCCTGGTATAGACTTTGGTGTGGATTGGGGTACACCAATTAACTGCGCAGTGGATAGCCTCTGCTACTCCACAATGAATAAGAACAATCCGAACCTAATGGGTTATAGAGCCGTATTTACCATCGTAGATGACGTAGATTGCTCCTGGGAGGTGAGTTACGGGCACTGTAACGATATATACCTATCCGCACCTAAAAACGTCACCACGGGGCAAATACTGGCTTCAGTGGGCAATACAGGGGACGTGTATCTGGGTGGTAATCCTGTAACAAACGCTGAAAAACTCGCAGGAAGCCGTGCTGGGGCGCACCTACACTTCCAAGTACGAAAACTGAAGAAAGTACCCGTAAACGAGTTCGACGTAACAAAGCACCACGTAAATGATGGGAATGGGTTGCTCTCCCTAAATGGCTTCAACTACCAAGTGCCCGAATGGGATAATGGATTTAACGGGTGTGTCGACCCACAACAGTTCTTCGGCCCCACTCCCTACGACAAACTCATTGCTCTGGGGAATGAAATGATGGCTACCAACCCCGTACAGGCGAGGATAGTCCTTGCAGTGGCGGGGGTTGTAAAAGCCTTTTCTTAGTAATAACCTATCTTCATGAACACTACATTAAAGCGTTACATGCTCAGTTCGACCACAACGTTTATTACAGCGGCAGTATCTACTCTTGCAATGCAACTCTCATCAGGCAACATTGAGTGGACAGGTACGTTCTGGTTCGCCGTGTTTGCAGTGGTAGTGCGTGCCGGTTTCAAGGCTGCGGTAGAGGGGTGGGCCGGAAATCACGCCGACGCCTAGGGGAATAGTATCTCTCCGAAGTCAGTAACCTGTTTCTTGAGTTCCTCAGGTAGCTCATCGTAGGATACATACTCCTTTCTCCTGAAAACGGAGCGGAGCTTGTGGTTTAACATAAACTGTTTGTGCTCCCACAACTGTTCAGGGGTCATACCTCTCACTTTATCTCTGTATTTCTTATTTATACGCGCCTTATTTTTAAGGTGTTTTTGTGCCTTAATTTCCTCTTTATTTAGCCTCCAACCTCCGGTGCTCATATTGATTTTATTATAAATGATTGTATCATATGTATGTTGAGCTGATAGCGTGGTTTATCCACAGCAAACGAACGCTCTCGATATTGCAATAAGCAACGCCGTCCCGAGTGGGGCGGCGTTTGCGTCAGACGGCCTCCCCGAATAGGGAAACCATGTAATCCGCCAGATACGGCGGGATGGTGCCATAGCGGTCAAGCTCGTACGCCTGAAGCTCGTACACCCTGTCGAGGGTGTCACACTTGTACTTCGCGCGGTGAGCTATTTGCAACAGCTCCTTCGAAGTCAAGAGCGAGTTGTGGAGATGGGCCCGAATTAAGGCTTGCATCGGGTTTCCTTTCGTAGCAGTGTTGACAGGCCGAGGAGCAGAAGACGCGGTCGCCCAAGTTCAGGTAGACCCACTTCCTCTGCCCGCAGAATGAGCAGACTTGCATTTCCATAGTTTCCCCTACTGAATACCATCCCCAACACCTCTTAGAGCATATCGGGGTACGGTCGAAACGGGATACCCGTGCGTTCGTCGGGTTTTTGCAGATGACGCACTTCATAGGTTCCTTTCCAAAGAGCTTGGCGAGGGCGGCCGATTTTAACGACCTCAGAACTTAATCGCCCTCACTAAAATGACTGACTGGTCGTATTGAAACTTTAGAAGCACTGACCGCGTAGCTGAACGGGGCCGGTTGCCGATTTAGTAGCCCACCGTGTCTGTACCCTTTCGGATACGACTATTACGGTCTTCAGCTTGCGGGGTCAATGTTCCTCTATTGAAGGGCTGGTGGGGAGTAGCCATTGGTCAGGTTGCGCAACCCACAAGTATTTACTCTCCCCCACCAACCCTCCAATCTCCCCTAATACTACCCCCTCACAGGAACTTCACCTAGATACTAGGTGTGCATTACACGCCATATACATGGTGAAGTTATAATTAACGAGTACAAACTTCATATATTTTTTTCATAGTCTTATTAACCTCATCGTCAGTCAACGTCTTATCTATCGCCTGGAATATAAGCCGATACGTTATAGTGTTCTTCGGCTTATATTCCCCCATCTCCCATACCACTTCGAGATACGGTGCGGCATTTCCTATTATGTCGGCAAGGACATTGTCGTAGTTCTCAACTGTTATATCCCGTATGATGAACGGGTAGTCTGAATATGGGCGGTACATTCTCTCGGATATGTATGCAGAAGGTTTATGCTCTTTTGAGTCCCACCACTGTCTATGTTGGAAGACTTTCATAATACTTATTTACTATGAACAGGGTTATCGGCTCCGCACCCGCACGGCCCGACATACCCATTTACAACAAAGGCACACGGGCCACCTTTGTACTGGGGGGTGTATTCGTGCTGGGTAAATCCAAAGTCTTTCATACATCGAATGAGTTAGAGGGGGTTAACTATTTGAGCCAACAATAAGACCTGCGCAGTACCCAGAGAGTAATACAATAATGACTATGACAACGTAGGTCGTGCTAACGTGACATTCCATATCCTTATTTAGTAAGTCCAGTAAGTGAGGAGAGGAGCTTTGCACGACAGTCATTCCATCCTTTCTTATATTCGGGGTCATACTCGTAATTCGTCCAGTGTTCTTGTGGTACACACTCCTTCACCCCTTCCACGATGGCGAGGTCGCGGGTGTGGAGATACTTTAAGAAGTTCTCTTGACCGCCCGCACTCACAATGCCGCTAAACTCAAACGCTCCGTACTTGTCGGCAAACACCGCATCCCATTCCTTCTGTATCTCGGTGAGGGTTTTCATAGGTGTCTTAACTCATCGTTTGTAATGGTGTCTTTGGCTAGTAAGTCGCGGATGTCGAGGAGGAGTTCACGAGACTGTTTAGCGTATGCTCGACCTAATAACGACTGTCTGTTCCACCCGAATGCTCCGTCTATATCGTCAGCTAGTTCTTGTTCCAACTCGAATCGTGTTCTCATAGGACTTTAGATTCGTGATAAATCCCTGCTAGAGAAAGCTCCTGTAGCTTCTTAGGGATAAGATTCTGATTCCACGGACGGTGTTTACTATTCCACTTGTCGCTGATTTGTTCGGCGCGGTAGTTCATGGTTAGAATAGGTTATAAAGTCTACTTTTAAGTGAGTCCACCTCCTTCACCACACCCTTCAGATAACGATTAAGCTCTATTTGTCTCTGGCCCTTTAATGTCGCTTTCCACTCTCTTTTGATTTTTATGTCTGGCGTTTCAGGGTCGGTCTTTCGATAGATAAACCGTGCCTCCTCCTTCTCAATATCCGCCAACTCCCAGCACATCTTGGTGTGGACGTGGATGAGGTCGTCACGATACTTCTCCAACTGGGTCTTGGTGAGACTCTCATCGCGTACTGCGTCTAGTAGTTCAAGTAGGGTCATATGGAGGCAAGTTGCTCTGTGGTAATCCTCTCACCAGTAAGAGGGTGTCTAACGTACATGACTGGCTTCTTCGGTGCGTCAACGAGCTTGTACACGTAGTCACCTTCACGTCTCGATGCTTCCAGCTCCCACCCAGAGGCTTTTAGGTCGCACACAATGGCTCCAAGACGGGATATGTAGTTAGTAAGACACTGGTTGCGAGTTATCTCGCCATGTAGGCGTAACTGTTCTTCGACCCATCTGCGCTGTGTTTTCATATTAGAACTCGGGCATCTCCGAAGCCTCGCCTACGTGTGAGTCCAGGATATTCTGGTCTCTCTGTAGAAGAGAACCCAGGACACCCCGCATATCCCTCAAAACACCCCCTAGGGTCGCTATTTCAGCCCTAAGCGCGTCTACCTTCACTTCTACACGATTCAGGTCGCCAGAGGGCGCAGAAGTGCCTTTGGGCTGAAATTTGAAGTTATGGAACGTTTTTCCGTCCTTAACCTGCTCCTCGATGGTTCCTTCGAGGGTCTGACCCTCCTTGAGAGGGAACTTGGAGAACGCTGACAGCACCTTCTCATTACCGAACTCATTAACGGTGAACGCAGTTCTAATCTGCGGCCCCCACTTACCCTCCACTGACTGCTCCTTGACTATCTTTGCTACGACGTAAGACATAATTATTTATTAGCTTTAGTAAATGACTGCTGTGCCCGATAAAGGGTGAGGCACGCCCAGAAAGCTGCCTCATCTTCCTTTGTCTCCCGACGACTCGTCTCGAACGCTCCATCTTTCCCGAGTCGGACAATCATACAAGCGTCATACGGGGCGTCCCCTTCGTTCTCTGCCAAAGCCTGATACGCCGCACATTGAAGGAAGTAATCCACCCCATAGATACCTGTACTGGTCTTAAAGTCTGCGATGTACCGTTTACCATCTTTCCCTACATAGGCGAAGTCGCACGTTCCTGCTATCCAATGGGGCTCGCCCCAGTACATACGACGCTCGGAGAATAGGAAGTGGTCTACCTCCTCTACCGCCCAATCTCGGAACTTGGTAATAGCGTCTGTTTCTTTCGTAGCGACTGGCTTTCCATTGAATGACTCTATGCACGCCTTTACCCATTGTTCTACCAGTGCGTGCGTATCAGTCCCGTGCTCACCCGCCGCTTCTTTCTTCTTTGTGTGGGCGACCTTAGCTTCCTCTGGAGTCGCACCCGCGACCATAGCTTCCACCGCCATCCTCGCCGCCCACCCTATGAGCTGTGGTTTGGCGATGACTCCCAGAATCGTAGTGACCCCAGTCAACCTCTTATCATCGAGGTAATAGGTATGGGTTTTCTCGTCGAAGTGGAAGTTCATTTTAAGATGAGGTAAAGGAGTAAGAAGACGGTGAGTGTCTGCGTGGTCATCACGTACCACAACGTCGCTATCTGGATATTCTTCATACGTTGTACTTAGCCTCCAGCTCATCTACACAGTCTCCACAGATAACCTCACCTGATAGGGTGGTCTGATTATCATCTACTATCTCCTTACCGCACCGCTCACATATAGACTCATTCATATTTGTCGTAAGTCATTATTAACCCTCGCGAGAGGGGAGCAGGGTTACGGGAGGTTGATTGAGTCCGAAGTTTCCTTCGATTTACCCCGCCTTACGGTTAGAGGCCTCCAACAACCCTGCTCTCCACTAACGAGTCTGTATGTAGCATACACCTGTACGCACTTGCGTGCAATACCCTATAGTGTATACTTGTGGATAACCATGAAAAACACAGTATGTATCAGGATTTACGAGGACACGCGTAATAGATTGAAGGTCACAGCGGCTAAGAAGGGTATGCCGATGACACGACTCATTGACGTATTGTCGAAAGGACACTTGACAGAGAAATAGCACCCGTGTATATTGCCCATAGCAAGAAGTCGTGAACCTAGTTGCGTAGGTTCGTGGGCAAAAACTCCCCCGCCACGCAACTGGTTGAGGGGTTTTTGCTTTTAGTCCCGGGGGTATAACGGGGGGACACAAATAAGCCCGTTCCAGCGCAAGCTCCGCGAGCTGACAAACAGCGGCACAACTCATCGGGAATGTAAGAGTTGGAGTTTGCGCCTCATTTTCTTCCATGTTGGGGGAGGGGGGCGCATACTCACAATCTATCAAGAATCACATACATACGGGGCTAACTGTATGATAGTGTAGAGAGATGGAGAGCGTGTCTAAGTTAAAGAAGAAGCTAGATGCGGTGTTCTCAAAATATATTCGCGCGCGCGACAAAGGTCAGTGCTACACCTGTCCAAAGAAAGACGACCCCAAGCGCATGCAGAATGGACACTTTGTCCCGAGACAATACCTAGCTATCCGCTATTCAGAGGTCAACTGCCACTGTCAATGCTACGCGTGCAACATGCTGTACAACGGCCAGCCTTCATTGTATGCACTTAATCTAGTCAGAGATTATGGGGAAGGGATTATCGAGGAGCTAGAGCGTGAGCGGCACAAGATAACCAAACTCCAGCCAGACTGGTACATGCAAAAGATAGAGGAGTATACACATAAACTTTCAATGGTAGAATAAACGCGGACTTTAGGAGAATCCAATGGAACTTGTGTGCGCGACCTGCAAACGAAACCTCGGCCATCTCATCATCAATCCCAGTGTTTTCCCTAGCAACGAAGAGGCGGAAAAGCTGGTGGTTGGGACGTGCGGCCCCGACTGCTACGAGAAGTACGTGGAGAAGGCACAGGAAGCCTATCTCTTCCATTTCCGTTTCAACCCACGACGATTTCGTTCGTGAACAGAGCCACCTCTCGGGGTGGCTCGCCTGTGGATAACTTTACTGTACGCAGAGTAGTATGTTATTATATGCAGTATGAGTAAGAAAAAGGTAGCACTCCTTTTCATATGTCTAAACCCACCGTACTGGCCGTATTTACGCGATGTAATACATGACGCAAAAAAGCATTTTCTAAAGAAGCATCAGGTTGATTTTTTTACCTGGTCGGACATACCCGAGGACACTACCTATGGTGCAACAGTGTTCCCTACCGAACCTGCTCAATGGCCATACCCCACACTTATGCGGTATCACCTTTTCCTTCAGCAGGAGGAGATACTAAAGGATTATGACTATATCTTTTACCTTGATGCGGATATGAGGATAGTTGATACGGTAGGGGACGAGATTCTAGGTCAGGGGCTTACTATGGCCGAGCACCCGATGTATTCCCTAAGAAGGGAGTACATACCTCCGTATGAGCCGAATGCCAACTCCACGGCGTTTATTCCAAGATTAGGCTGCATTATCCCAACACCAGACGGAAAGCCGTGGTTTAAGCCTTTATATGCCGCCGGAGGATTTCAAGGTGGCGTGGCTAAGGATTTCATTGCGGCGATGAAGGAAATGAAAAAGGCTATAGACAAGGACTTTATGGCTAACTACATAGCCATATGGAACGACGAGTCTCACTGGAACAAGTACTTATACGAATACAAGGGCCACCTCACTGTGTTATCACCAAGTTATGTGTACCCCGACTCACTCATAGAACAGTATTACGTGAAGGTGTGGGGGCAGAATTATAAACCCATTATAATTACTCTCACTAAGCCATTCACACTTACGAAGACCGATGATATTCAGAAACGTATAGAGTCTATGTAACATGAACATTTCTGTAGTCATTCCCGTGTATAACCAGGCAGAGTATTTACCCGATGCTATCGAGTCAGTGCTGGCTCAAACAGTCAAACCAAAGGAGATTATTGTAGTCAATGACGGGAGTACCGACGATTCTCTACAGGTAGCCAAGAAGTACCCTGTTAAAGTGATAAATCAGGTCAATAAAGGACTCCCTAGCGCACGAAACACGGGGATTATGAACATGAAAGGCACCCACTTCTTCCCCTTGGATGCTGACGATATCTTAAAGGAAAACTGTATAGAGAAGCTTTCAGAGGCCATAAAGGAGCACAATGCGGACGTAACGGCACCCTCATTCAAGGCGTTTGGAGTGTTCAATGAGGACAAGATATTAAACGGTATACCAACTATAGAGGACTTTAAGACGGGGAACAGGCTCCCGTATTTCTCTGTCATTAAGAAGTCCGTACTACTCTCAATAGGTGGGTATAACCCGAAGATGGTATATGGGTATGAGGACTATGATTTGTGGCTTGATATATTCAAGCGCAAGCACAGTCTATGTGTTCTTCAGGACATACTGGTACTGTATCGAACTAAAGAGAAGTCTATGCTTACTAACTCGATTGCACACCACGACGAGCTGATAGCGCAGATGAAGTTAAATCACCCGACTGTATATGCCGAAAATTAGCATCGTCGTACCCATCCACGCCACAATGAAGCACGGCGACTATTTCCTGTGGAGGCTGATTCAATCAGTCATGACACAGACCTTCAAGGACTACGAGATAGTTATAGTTCAAGAGGGTAAGATGGCCGAAAACACGAATAAAGGCATGCGGAAGGCAAGAGGTGAGATTATTAAAATACTCTACCTTGATGACTACTTAGCTCACAATAAAGCTCTACAAGTCATTGTGGACAACTTTAAGGCAGAAGATATGTGGTTGGCTACTGGATGCCTCCACGCCCGTTCGGGTGAGTGGTACGAGACCCCCCATTCACCCCACTACCCAAAATATGTAGAGGACATACATGCAGGAAATAACCAAATAGGCAGTCCAAGTGTCGTGGCGGTACGAAACGAAGGAAGTCTTCTCTTTGATGAGAACCTAAGCTTTCTACTCGACTGTGATTTATACAAACGATACTACATGAACTACGGTGCCCCGAAGCTTATAAGAGACCTGAACGTTGTTATAGGCATACACGACGGTCAGACTTCAGTTACGATGCACGACGAGGAAAAGATGAAGGAGTTTACTTACATGAAACAAAAATATGGCTAAAAGACTACTCATTACAGGTATCGGTGGCTCAATCGGGTGTCACATGCTCGCCCACTTTATGCACAACACCGACTGGGAGGTTGTGGGTATAGACTCCTTTAGACACAAAGGGTGGACTGACCGTGTACGGGCGATGTTTGATTCCCATCCTGACTGGGTAGAACGTACCACCATCATCACCCACGACTTGGTAGCACCATTCTCTGAAATCCTAGAGAAGAAGATTGGTCACATAGATTACATCCTTGCCCTTGCCTCACTCTCAGATGTGGAGGCGAGCATTCACGACCCAGTCACATTCATAAGAAACAACACCGACCTGACCACGAACATACTGGAATACGCACGTAGGGCAAAACCAGAGAGCTTTATACAGTTCTCTACAGACGAAGTGTACGGCCCCACGCCTGATAAAGAGACGGTATACGACGAATGGGCACCCATTGTCCCGTCGAACCCCTACGCGGCCTCTAAAGCTTGTCAGGAGGCAATAGCCATCTCTTACTGGCGTACCTACGCTGTCCCCGTGGTCATAACCAACACAATGAACAACTTTGGGGAGATGCAACAGTCCTCCAAGTTCCCTGTGATGGTTCAGAAGGCTATCAGAGATGGAAAGAAAATAACGGTTCATGGTGTTCCTGGGGATATAGGCTCAAGGTCGTACATTCACTCACGGAACGCGGCTGATGCAATCCTCTTTATTCTAAGGAACCTTCCACCCCACATACACGAGGATGGGAAAGCAGACAAGCCAGACCGATACAACATAGCGGGAGACCGACAGCTTGATAATTTAGAGCTGGTCTCTCTCATAGGCGACATTATGGGTAAAACACCTGATGTCGAGTTGGTGGGGCATAGTAGTACTCGGCCTGGACATGATAAACACTACGGACTCACTCGAACCAAGCTGGAGAACGCCGGATGGACACCGCCACTCTCATTTGAGGAGTCTCTGAAGAACACAATCGAGTGGCAGACCGAACACCCCGAGTGGATACAATGAAACCTGCACGCAACATCATTGGCGGGCTCGGGAACCTTATGTTCAAGGAGGCATATATCTACTCTCAAATGCGGGATGGAGTTATCCCCGACCTCTACCTCCAAGATGAGAAGTATTTTGAGAAGTACGCTGATGAGATAAAGGCACGCTTCAGTGAGGGGATAGGGTTCTCAAAGTACGTTGGTATACACGTAAGACGCGGTGATTATGTGGGCTCAGACTTCCATACCGACCTCACCGAGACTGACTACTATGAGAGGGCTATAGAGCTGTTCCCCGACAAAAAGTTTCTAGTGTTCTCTGACGATACCGAATGGTGTATTAATCACTTTGATTATAAAAAACACCCAGACTCTGTTACGCCCATAAGAGACGAGCGATTTTTAACTGTAACTGAGCAAAACGAGATAGAGGACTTCAACATGCTAGCTTCGTGTGAGTCCATAATAATGGCCAATTCATCATTCTCGTGGTGGGCGGCGTATTTGTGTCCTAACCCTACGAAGCGCATCATCGCTCCGAAGGAAGATACGTGGTTCAGGGATGGTATTATTAGAACTAAGTTACCAAGCACTTATGAGCAAATATAGAGAAATACGATACGGAGGCTCCACCTGTGATTCACAGGAATACAACGCCATAATGAAGTCTGTGAAGCAGAGCATTAAAAGTGGCGGGTGGCAACAAGGTAAGGAGGGAGATTTAATGGAGAAGGAAGCTGCTAAACAGCTCGGTGTAAAACATGCAATACTTACTGCTTCTGGTTCTTGCGCCGGTTTACTTGCTCTTAACGCTCTTGAACTACCTCGTGGGTCAGAGGTCATCATTCCGGCAACGACATTTCCCACTATCTTTAACATTATACTTCAGTGTGGTCTTACCCCTGTTGTGGTTGACTCTAGAATTGGGACATATAATTTAGACCCCGACGACATTGTTGATGCCGTAACAAGCAAGACACGGGCAATTATATGTGTGCACGCACTCGGCAACCCGTGTGATATGCCGCGTATTATGAAGCTCGCTAAACGTCATAAACTCTATGTCATTGAAGATAACTGCGACGGTTGGGGTACTACTATTGACGGCAAGTGTGCTGGTTCCTTCGGTGATATATCCATTACCTCCTTCCACGCGGCCCATATTGTGTCTATGGGCGTTGGTGGTGGGGTATTTACTGACAACGATGATTTGGCTCAAAAGGTAAGAATGTACCGAGACTGGGGACGACAGGCGAACGTAAAAGGTAAAAACACCTGCCCCAGCTTGCCCGCAGACTACAACCCCCGCTTCATTTACGAGAAGATAGGGTACAACTTCCAAATCCTAGAGCTTCAAGCGGCGATGGGACGCATTCAGTTAAAGAGAGCGTCCAAGATTAAAAAGCTTAGGAAAGCTAACTTTGACTACCTGTATAAGAAGCTCTCGAAGTATCTTGACCTCATGCTCCCAGAGTCCATTCCGAACGCGGATGTGTGCTGGTTTGCATTTCCCATTACTACTATTGGGGACAGGGGGGAGTTGGTGGCTCATCTTGAGAAGAGGGGCATTGAAACTCGAAGCATGTTTGCGGGGAACATAATTAAACACCCCGCCTATAAGGATACTAAGTACCGTATAGGGGGCGACCTATTTGAGGCAGACTATATCCTACGTCAAAGCTTCTGGATAGGTGTGCATCCCCGTATGACCAAGGAGGACAGAGAGCACGTGGTAAAGGCGTTCGATGATTACTATGAAAATCACTAGATGCTTCTGGTGCAACGCAAGACAGGGTACACAACCGTGTAAGGTGGCCATCGCACTTGGTGATACTCACGAAGAAGGGAGTGATGTATTCCAGGTAATTGTACTCCCTAGTACAAGTGATGCGACGAAGAAACTCTATGCTGCACTTACCTAACGTAACCCTCATAGCACTCACCAACCGAGACTTCGAGGGTCATAAACGCGCGTTAGACAGGTCGTGTGAAGGGATAGAGTGGGGGGGAGTGAAGATAATATGGGACGATAAGATTACTGGAATAGGTAATTGGAATGAGAAGGTAATCAAAGACCTATACAAGTACATAGACACATCACACGCTCTATTGATTCACAGCGATGGGTACGTTATCGGCCCTGATTGCTGGGACGATTCGTGGCTAGAATTGGATTATATAGGTAGCCCGTGGCCACTCCCAGCAGATGATTTCTCTTACCGAGATGAGTCTGGTGAGATACAGAGGGTGGGGAATAGCGTGTCTCTACGAAGTAAGAAACTAATGCAGTTGGCGGCAACACGCCCCGTTGAGTATAGGTACGGGAATAATAACGAAGATGGCCATATTTGCTGTTGGAATAGGAAGTGGCTAGAGTCGCAGGGATGCAAGTTTGCCACATTCGAGCAAGCACTAAAGTTTGGTAAGGAAGCACCATTACCTGAAAATGAAGGTCTATCCACGTTTGTATTCCACGAATACCAGTGATATACTCTCTGTATGAAATATATACAACTAACACAGGGTAAAAGAGCAGTCGTGGACGACGATATGTACGACTACCTTACGTGCTGGGATTGGCACTATGGAAACGGATACGCGAGGCGAGCGGGCTGGTCAGAAGGCGAGGGTAAAATAGTAAAGATGCACCACGTGGTGTTACCTCTGAAAAAGGGATTTGAGGTAGACCACATAAATGGAGACAGTCTCGACAACAGGAGGAAGAACCTTCGATTAGTTACAAGGACACAAAACAGTG